TGGATGCGTGATCCAGACGATCCGACATCAGATGTTGGTATCGAGATACCATTTGAGTTGGTCGTGTCAATCCACGGCAGTGATGAACTCATGTTCAGGTTGACCGGTCGTATCGACGGTATCCATTGGGACGGGCTGAACCGGTTGACGGTGCATGACAACAAGACCGCGTCGCGACTTGGTGACGCATGGGCAATGAGTCAGCAGATCAGTCATCAGTATACAGGATATTGCGTTGCCGCGAGCGTATTCACAGAGCAATCAGTGAATAACTGTGACGTACTTGGCCTAGCCATTCCGTTGCCAAGAACCTACGACTTCGGTGGGTTCATGCGCGAACCGATGGTGCGACATGCTCATCACGTAGAAAGATGGGTTGCCTGGTTAGTGCATACGATCCAATTGGCCAGGAAGTATACCGACGATCCACTGAACGCACCGAAATACACCCATAGTTGCAATCGATACTTCCGACCGTGCTCACTAATACCATTCTGTTATGCCGACGACGATGAGCAGCGCACGATCTTGGACGAGATGGAACATGACGAATGGTCACCACTGAACAAGCCGATACTAGATGGAGTAGGCAGCGAATGAAGGAGGACGCTATATGTTGATAGAAGATAGTTGGACAAAGCGCTTGCAAATATCTGCCGAACGAGGCATAATAACGGACTGGCAGGACGCTTGGCTACTTGGCACGTATATAGGACAGACAGGACAACGTGGTATAACCCAAGACCATGATGGGAAATATTTCGCAAGGGTCAATTGCGATGGTGTCCAACACTATGTCGGGCGATTCACAACAATCGAAGAAGCAACCACTGCACGCAACGCGTGGTTGTCTAACGAAATGGAGAATTTCCATGGATGAAATCGAGTTTCTGCGGCTGCGGAATAAAGCATACGATGCGATAACGCACGACAAGCCCGGTGCGTTGATGATGCTATTGCATCTGATCGATGCGCTCGAGGAGCGTGTCACCGAGATGCAAGACGCGGAGGGTGATGATGAATGATGTAACGTTATCAGGCGTCGTCGTATCGGCACCGAGTGCACGCGACATGCGGTTCTCAGGACTGATTTGGGGGCCGGCTGGTAGTGGCAAGACAACGCTTGCATCAACTGCACCAGGCATAAAGCTGCACATGTGTTTCGATCCTGATGGTGAAATGTCGCTTGCTGATCGAAGCGATGTGCTGACGATGGCGTTCTATCAATACAATCCACTCACGGTGGTTGGTGAGTTCAAGAAGTCTGATCCGTATGGTATCACCGGGTTCTTGCAGGAGCATGAAGAAGTCGAGACAGTGATACTCGATAGCATGACGGTGTATGCGCACTACGCGTTGCTAGAAGCGGTGCAGCGTGCTGGTGGTGCGAAGGTGACGTTACAACAACCCGGCATGAATGGTTATTCGTATCGCAACTCACTCGTGTTGCAAGCTGCTTCTACAATGCTTGGCATCACTGCCAAGCTGCGTCGCAATATCATCTTCACGACACACGAAGGTGCACCTGATGTAGAGGACGATGGCAACATCACCATGATCTTGTCCACGAACCTTGCCAATCAAATCGGGTTGCGGATCAACGAGGTTTGGCATCTCGCGGACCTGAATGGAACGTCGCGTGTGATCAGTGTCCGACCGCACACGCGAATGAAGCCGATGAAAACACGCATGTTCCGTGCTGATCACTTGGTCAAGTTCAATTGGTATTACAATGCCAACACGAACACTGGCGAAGGCATTGCTGACTGGTGGCATGCGTGGAAGGAGAATAGCGGCAACAAGATAGACCTGCCGTCTATACCACGTGCAACCGCAAGCAAAGGAGGCGCCAAAAAGTAGCCCGCTGCCGTCCGAGTGCAGCGGGCCGAGTGTATGCAATGGCTTACCGAACCGGTTGGGAAGACCGGTCCATCTACATGTAGTATGTGGCCATAGAGGAGTCAAGCAGAATGTCCATCGTTGATTACGGCGTCGATCTATCTACCGTCGAGCAGCCGCCGCTCCTGCCGCCCGGTCCGTATCCGGCTGAGATCGTCGGTGCTACCGAGAAGACAAGCGGCAAGGGCAACCGCTATCTCAACATAGTGTTCCGCATTCATCCCGAAAGCTATCCGGCTGACTTCGTAGACGGCGACCCGGATGGTATAGAATTACACTACAATCTCGTGCAGTTAGAGAACTCCGCACGCAACCGCTACCAGATGCGGCGGTTGCTGGAACGTATCGGCATGAACATCCATGTGTCGAGTGTGGACTTCAACGACATGATCGGTCGTACGGCAACGATCGAGACCACACATACAGAATGGCAGGATGAGCAGCGAGTTCAGGTTGCACGCGTGCTCGCGCCGTGATATAGTGTGCAGCCATCAATGGGAGGGCTATTATGAGTGATAATGTTGCGTCCATCAAGAAGCCGCGTCGGCCCCGCTCGCCATCGCCAGCACGCCCCGCGTTCGTGGTCGTGCAGATATTGAACGAAGCCGGTGAGCCGGATCATTTCGATAAGAAGCGGCTGCGCATCGTCAGCGTCGAGCGCAGCGCTGAGAAGGTGATGGAGATGATGGAGGATGGCGTGCATACGAATGCATTCTATCTTCGCGTCATGATCCCAGCGAACGTCGCGCGTCCAGGCGTGCCGCGTCGCGACCAGCCTGCCGCTGCGTAAGTAGGAGTGGCCCCGCACGGTGTGTGGGGCCGTTCTGCTATCTGTCATTCCGTGGACAAGGAATTGCCATGTCAGACGCTAATCTCAACGAGATGTTTGGTCTGCAAAGTGTCATACAATGGGATGAGTTGCAGACGCAAGCAATCAACGCGTGTTGTGACACAAGCAAGCGCATCGTTGCAGTAACTGGCAAAGCGGGAACGGGCAAGACAGTTATCATGCGTGAGGTTGACAAGCGCTTGCGCAATGCAGGTTACATCGTGCAAGCCAGTGCACCGACAGGCAAAGCTGCCAAGCGTATTCAGGAGGCGACGGGTCTGCACGCGATGACCAATCATCGATTGCTCGGCTTCGGTATGCCGACTGAGTTGGAAGTCGAGGACGATAAGGGCACGAAGAAAATCGTGCAGGTATCTACCGGACCGAAGTTCGATCGCGTCAGGAACCTGCATCACGATACGCTGCTGTGCGATGAGTATGCAATGGTGAACCAGGAGATCAATCGCTGCTTGATCAACGCGTTGAAAGCCGGTGCACGGATATGCATGTTCGGTGATGTCAATCAGCTAAAACCGATAGAAGAGAACAGGAAACTCGATGAGCAACCATCGGCATTCCAGAATGCTTTATCGAAGTTTGGCGGGATCACCCTTGATACGATCCATCGACATGACGCAGGCTCTGGAATTGCTCGTAACGGCGCACTCATTCTGCAAGGACGCGTGCCCCGTGGAAGTGATGACTTCACGCTCAGGCAAACGGATGACCCTGTCCCTGCGGTGCAGGAGTTCGTCGCAGTGTGTCGCGATGAAGGACATAACTACGCGGATACGAACCACCAGATCGTGACGTGTATGAACCGCAGTTGGATAGGCACGCAACGGTTGAACTTGGTTATACAGGCGATGTTCTGGAACCGCTCTGAGCCATACATGGAGTTGCCGCGATACCGCATAGCTGGTAAGAATCAACCAACGATCCGCGTGCAGATCGGATCGAAGGTTGTCTACACTGCCAACACGTATGATCTTCTTGGAGACGGAAGCGGCAATGAATATGCATTCAACGGCGAGGTCGGTATCGTTACCAACATCAGCCACGACGAAGGCAGTGTAGAGATAGACTTCGGCGACCGTGTCGTGACCATACCGCCGCTGATCATTCAGGTGTATAACGATGGTCGCGTAGTCGAACAGGACCCACGTAGGAACATCGATCATGCCTACGTGTTGACGACACACAAGATGCAAGGATCGGAGGTCAATCATGTATGTTACATAATCAACAAGGCTACGTTGTGGGGACAATCTCGCCGCAACTTCTATACCGCCATCACGCGTGCGAAGCAACACTGCACAGTGTTCTTCGATGCACAATCGATGGCCAAGAGCACAAGGTTTGCCGGATAAACAATGGAGTAAACCAATGGTTTTCGTAAGAGTAAACAAATCTGTTGCCCGTTACGGTCTGGGTGGTCCAACAGAACCACAAGTTAGGATGAGTGCTCATCTACAGTCCGAGAAGGGAACAACGCGAGGCATATACATTGCCATCACGCCAGATATTATTGCACAGACTGGTTGGATCGTAGCAGAGAACGATCAGAGAAAGTCGGTTCGTGTGCTCGTGCAAGAAGGTGTCGGCGATGACGCTGGCTTCCTATTACTAACAGAAGACCCGGCAGGTTATTCACTCGGCACAACGAACAAGACTGCTAAGTCATTCAGCATGTCGATCACTTCGGTAAAGTTCCAGCACTACGTATTGAACGAAGTGCCAGTGCCGCCCGAGATTGTCGAGTATACTGTCGATGAGAAAGACCACACGTTGCTAATCCAATGCCCCGATTGGCTACGCTACAATTCATTATCGTATACTCCGCCAGCGCCGCCACCGAAGGTCGAACCGCCGCGCCC